CACCGGCCAAGCCCGGGAAGGACAACGAGCTGTCCGGCGAGGCCAAGCAAGCGGCTGCAGCCCTGGCACCAGTCGAGTCCAAACGATCGGGGGTTCAAGCACCAGCGGATCCGGCGAGTTTCGACGACGCCTGGGCGCAGTTCTCAAAACCCGCGGCTTGATTGCGACTTTGTTCTAGGGGGGACAGACAATGGTTTCATATGGCGACATTTCGCCGGCGGTTGCAGCCTATTCGGTCGTCCGGATGCTCAACCGTGCGATGCCGTACCTGCAGCTCGAGCGCTTCGGTCAGACGTATCCGCTGCCGCAGAACTCGACGCAGACTGCCAAATTCCGCCGTTACTTCCTGACCGGCGCCACGGGCGCGGCCGGGTCGGGTTCGGGCAGCTATTACACCCCGGTGGCGACCACGCCGCTGGTCGAAGGTGTGACGCCGTCCGGTAACTCGATCGCCAACCAGGACTATTCAGTCCAGCTGGCGCAGTACGGCGATTTCGTCACGATCACCGACGTGATCCTCGACACCCACACCGACGACGTGCTCGGCCAGACCACCGATATCCTTGGTGAGCAGGCTGCGCTGACTGTCGAGACGCTGCGCTTCAACGTGCTGAAGGCGGGCACCAACGTGTTCTACGCGAACAGCGTTGCCGGCCGTTCCTCGGTCGTTGCGGCGATCGCGCTGGCTGACCAGCGTCGCGTGACCACGGCGCTCAACCGCCAGAACGCGAAGAAGATCAGCTCGGTCGTGGCCTCGACCGCCGACTACAACACGAAGTCGGTCGAAGCGGCCTACATGGCGGTGTGCCATCCGGACATCGAGTCCGATCTGCGCAACATCAGCGGCTTCAAGCCGGTGGCGGACTACGGCCCGCACACCTCGCCGATGGAGGGTGAGATCGGGTCGATCGAGCAGGTGCGCTACCTGAGCTCGACGGTCCTGGCACCGTTCGCCGATGCCGGCGGCGCCAAGGGCTCGATGCGCTCGACCAGCGGCACCAGCGCCGACGTGTATCCGATCCTGTACTTCGGCCGCGATGCCTTCGGCATCGTCCCGCTGAAGGGCAAGAGCGCGATGACGCCGATGGTGGTCAATCCGAAGCCGGCTCCCGGCGACCCGCTCGCTCAGCGCGGCACGGTCGGTTGGAAGCTGTGGACGGCGACGGTCATTCTCCAGGACGCCTTCATGGCGCGTCTCGAGGTGGCGGCGACGGCCTAACTGGGGTGAGGGGGCTGTGATGGCCCCCTCCTTCGCATAGCTTTCAAGGGGGATTTTGAAATGGCAACTGTTACTCTTTCGAAGCGGGCCGACGGGATCGTCAACGTCGTGACGGGATCGCTGACCGGCGATGCCGCGGCGAACACGATCACCTGTGGGTTCGTGCCGCTGCAGGTCATCGTCATCAACGAGACCGACGCGACCAAGTGGGAGAAGTTCGACCCGATGGCGGCCGCGAACTCGATCAAGACGGTCACGGCAGGCACGCTGACTGTCGACACCGGTTCGGCAATCGTCATCAACAGCGACGGCACGGTGACGCTGTCGGCGACGCTCTGCGCGAGCGGCAAGGCGCTGAAGTTTATTTGCCGCCGGTAATTCGTCACGGGGTGGAGGGGTTTATCCGATTGGCCCTCCACCCATTTTTGTAAAGAGGACCCTCCTATGAGCGATGACAACGACGAGCTGGGCAGCAATCTCGGCCCCGCACCGGCATCTGCACCTCGGGCCAAGCGCGCCAAGCCTTCTCGCGAGCGCGTCTGGATCCGGCTCGAAGAGAATGAAGAAATCCCGCCGACCGGACAGTTTTTCGGCCTCAACGGCGAAGGCACGCTGATCAAGCCGGGCGAGCCCGTGCATGTCGACGCGAGCATTCTCGAGATCCTCGATCACGCCGTGGTCTCGATGCCGGTGATTGATCCGTCGACCAGGCGCGTCATCGGCCATCGCGAGCGCATGCGCTTTCCTTACCAGCGTGTTGCGGCGCCAGACGTTACGGAGTAGCATCTACCTCTCAAGAGCTTTGGGGGGAGCTCGTCGATGAACCTGCAAGAATTGCGCGACGAGCTGAGGGACAACATCCTCTTTGACAGGGGCACTTCAACCGGTGCCGACGACAAGCTGTGGTCTGACGCCACCCTGGTCCGCTATATCAACGAGGCCCACAAGCGCTTTGCGCGGCGCGCGTTCGTCATCCGTGACGCGACTACGGCGGAGGTCGTCAACGTCACGCTTGAGAGCGGCACTGATACCTATACCCTGCATGACTCGATCCTGTCGGTGGTCTCGGCACGGATCAGCGACCGGCAGGCGGACCTGGTGCGGGTCGGGCATTCGATCCTCGGGTCTTACCGCAACCCGTCGACGATGGTGTGGGACAGCAACTGCCTGTCGTGGCAGCCGGGCGCACCGCTGGCTTACAGCACCGACGAGCAGGTGGTCTACGACGACGAGGGCACCACGAGCACGGTGTCGATGCGCATCTTCCCGGTACCGGACGACGCGACCGATGGGACGCTGATCAAGCTGCGCGTGGTGCGCCGGCCGCTCGACGAGCTGACCATTAACAACCTCTCCGCGGTGCCCGAGGTGCCGTCCGATCACCATATCGAGATGCTCGACTATGCGGCTTATCTGGCGCTGCGTATCGCCGACGTCGATGCCGGCAATTCGGCGCGCGCGGAGGCATATCGTCAGTCGTTCGAAAGCCATGTTGCCGAAGCAAAAAATCTGGTAATGCGTAAGCTGTTTTCGCCCCAACCTTGGGGGTTTGGGCAGGGCGGATGGAGCTGGGGGGCTTAAATGGGGGTGCTTCAGGACGCTGCGGATCTCGCGCGTGTCTACCTACATTCCGCTGGCGCCGGCATCCCTGAGTGGGCCCAGCGCCAGTTCGGCGATCCGCGGGTCGCGGACGCAACCGACGCGCAGGTGGCGCAGTCCAAGGCCAATCAGGGGTTCGGTGGCTCGGTCGCCAATGTCGCTGGTTTCTTCGCGCCGGGCGGTGTCATTTCGAGCGGGATCAAGGCCGTGCGTGCCGCGCCGGCGGCGGTTCGCGTCGTGCCGCGCATCGCCGAGGCTGCGCCGGCGGCAGAGCGAGCGGTTATGGGCTTCGTCAATCCCGGCCGTGCCAATTTCTACTCGCGGCTTGGCCTTGGCGAAGTGCCAACGGTCACCGGCGCGATCGGCCAGAATGTCGCAGCTGCGGTCAAGGCGCACCCGTTCCTGACCGGCGCCGCGCTAGTTGGCGGTCCGCTTGCAGCTTTGGCTGACTATGGCGGCTCGGCGACGAGCTCGGCCGGAGCAGCGAAACCTGCCGCGCAGCCCAAGGCGCAACCGCAAGCCAAGGCTCAGCCGAAGGCGGCCGCACCTGCAGCGCCTGAGAAGCTCAGCCCGCTCGATGCGCTGATCGGCCAGGTGGCGGCATCGCAGGGCGGCAAGATCAGCCTCAACCAGCTCGGCGCGATCGGCGACTTCGTGTCCAAGACATCGCCCGAGATGCGGCACCCAGCGACCTACAAGGACATCGCCGCGCAGGCGCTGATGAGCTCGAGCAACGCGGGTTACAATGGACTGATCGCCCAGTCGCAGCAGGCCAAGGCCGCTGGCGACCTTGCTCGCGCCCAGGCATTGCAGAACCAGGCGATCATGCAGCAGCGCCAGGACATGCTCTCGGTGCTCGGCCAGAACCCGCTTGACCTGATGACAGCGCAACAGATCGAGGATGCTCGACGCGCCGCGGCGCAGGAGTCCGGCTACTGATGGCTCAGCCTGGGTTGCTTCCACTCGACCCAGACCTTCTTCCGACGCTCAACCCAGCGGCGCCGGAGCAGCCCGCGCATGGCCCGATCACCTCGGGTGTGGTGCGCGGCGTCCTCGACGTTCTCGGTGGCTCAACCGGCGCTGCGGTGGCCGGCGTAGGCAAGCTGTTCGGTTCACCCGGGATCGAGAATGTCGGCCGCGGGATCCAGGATTACACCGCGGCGGCAGCGCCGAGCTACAACCGGCCCGATCTCGAGCAGCTGCCGTTCACGCAGGGCGGCCCGGGCGTTGTGCCGTGGCTCGAGTACCAGGCGGCCAAGCAGGCGCCGCTCATGGCGGCGTACATCCTCGGTGGACGCGGACTGGCACGGGCCGGTGTCGAAGCTCCTGAAGCACTGCAGAGCGTCGCTGCGCGCGTCCCCAAGGTGCTCGGCGGCGGTGGCCTGCGCGCCGGCATGGACGAGGCGGCCCAGGCAGCGGCCCGTGAGGCCGGCAAGAACTTCGCCCAGACCGCACTCGGCGCCGAGGTCGTTGGTACCCCGCTGGCGTTCGGCCAGATGTACCAGGAGGCGCAGAACCAACCGAACGGCGCCACCCATGCCGACGCGGTGCGCGCCGCGGTCATGTCGCCGTTCTATGCGGCGCTCGATGCAGTCGAGCCGGCCGAGATTGCCGGACTGTTCAAGCAGGGCCTCAAGGGCGGCATCGCCAAGCGGGCGATTACGGCGGGTCTGGTCGGTTCGGCCTCGGAGGTCGTCCAGGAAGGCGTCCAGACGGCGATGGAGCAGTCGTTCCGGCCCGACCTGACGACGCAGCAGAAGCTGTCGAACATCGTCACTGCCGCGGTCACCGGCGGCGCGGTGGGCGGTGTCTTCGGTGGCGGCGCGGCAGCTCTTGGCGGCCAACCGCACGAGCAGACCCTGCGCGCAGTCAAGGAAGTCCCGGCCGCGGACCTGCAGACCGACGACATCAAGGGCATTGTCGACCAGGTGCTCGGTCTTCCGGCGCCGGGTCAGACCAGCGGCGGTGTCGGCCCCAACGACGTGGTGCAGGTGTCGCCGACGGGTGAGGCGCGCGCGACGACGGCCAACGACAGCTATCTCGCTTCCCAGCAGCCGGACGATACGTCACGCCCGTTCCGCAACAGCACGCTTGAGGAGCTGCAGTCGGCCCAGAACGCGCTGCTCAACAAGCCCCAGCTCAGCGACGAGCATGCCAACATCCTCGATCTGGTCGATCAGGAGTTGCAGCTGCGTAATGGTTTCGCAAGGGTTGATAATGTAAATCAACCGGCAGTCGAGACGGTTGAGCCCAATCTGACCAGCATCGGGGGGGCGGCCAGCAATACCGGTGCTCCCGTCTCGACGAACACCGACATCGCAGATCTGCTCAAGGGCATCACGACGCGCCGCGCTTATGCCGGCGCCAAGACGCTCGACGACGTCGTTGCCATCGCCCGCGAGCGGTACAACCGCAAGGCGGTCGCGCAGGGCGATCTCGCTTTGGTGGACAGGCTCAAGCAAGCAGGGGTGGACCTAGATGCAGCAGCGCCGGTGGAAGCCTCGCAATCGCGAGTTCAAGCAGAAACCGGAGCCAGTACCCCCGTAGCCGACATCTCAACGACAACCACTGCGCCGGCGGCACCGGCCAACGAGGGAGGGGGTGATCCTGCTTTTGCGGCCAAGTGGCAGGCAGCGCTCAAGGGCCTGCCAGGCGCAGCGGTCAACGCGCTGCGCGAGACGAACCCGGGCAATGCCCGGGAGGGCCTGACTGCGGTTTACAAGGCGCTCGGCGGCGAAGGGCCGCAGGAGCAGGGCACGCGCGACGGGCTCGAGACGCTCGGCCAGCGGTTGGGCATTCTCGACGACAAGCTCCAGCTCACGCCGCTCGGCCAGAAGGTCGGCCGCGCCACGATCCCGACCGAGGAAGCGGTCCAGGGCGCGATTGAGAACGGGTTCAGCGGTCAGGCGGCGGCGTTCGAACGCGGCGCCCGTGCATCGTCGGTCGACAAGGTGCCGGCGTCGATGACGCCCGAGCAGGCCAAGGCGTACATGGCCGGCCACGAGTGGGCGATCCCGAAGATCGCTGCGCCCGAGTTCACTGAAGGCGCGACCGGTAAGCTCCGCGGCACTCCGACAACGCTGGCGACGACCGTCAACGTCAGCGGCGAGCAGAGCCGCCAGCAGGTGCTCAACAAAGTGGTCGACAGCCTCGGCGTGTCGGCGTCGCTCAAACCGAGCGAGATTGCCCAGCTCAAGCAGATGGTCCGTGACGGAGCGCCGTCGCGCGAAGTGATCGACGCGGTGCAGCAGGTGCGCGAAGGCAAGCCGCTGTTCCAGCAGCCCGCGGCCAAGCCGAGCGAACCGTTCAAGGGTGTCGAGGTGCTGCCGAGCACAGCGATGGCGCAGGCGCGCATGAACCGCGAAGCAGCGCAGACCGCACGCGCTGAGCAAGCACTGCGTAGCGGTGCGCAAAAGCGCGAGGCAACCTCATTGGCGCAGAAGCACTTGCTGTTGAAAAATGAGGTGCGCGGAGCGTTCCAATCTGGCGATATCACCCAGCGCGACTTCATTGATCTTACGTCTAAGCTGCAGCAGGGCAAGTACGACGATGTCGTGGCAGGACTACCAGGGCACGCCAAGGAGCGTGTCGGTGAAGCGACCGCATCAGGTGTCACTGCGGCGGACGCCAAGTCGACGATTGGAGCGATTACCGGCAAGTGGCGCTCTGGCACCAGCACGATTGTGTACGACAACATCGACAACGTGCCGGACGCGATCCGCGCGCGGCTGTCGAGCGATACAGTCAAGGGCGTCTATGACCCTGCAGCAGACACGATGCACATCATCGCCGGAAACCACAGCTCGCCTGAAGATGTGAAGGCAACGGTTTACCACGAGCTGCTAGGACACCGCGGCCTGCAGGCCGCCTTTGGTGAGCGCCTAGATGCACTGCTGGGCAATATTTATCGCACCAACGCCGGCATGCGAGCGGTTGCTGACGAGTATCTCGATGCGACCGGCAAGTGGGCAGACCGGCCAGTCGCTGAGCGTCAGCGCAACGCCGTGGAAGAGATCCTTGCAGAAGGGTCTGAGCAGGGTGTTGTCAGTGCGACTGTGTGGGAAAAACTCACGCATTTGGTGCGTGAGTTCGGCCGTAAGCTGGGCTTTAACCTGGCCTACACCGGGGCTGAGGTTCAGGCGATCTTGGCGCAGGCGCATGCTGCAATCATCTCTGGACAGGAAATTGGCAAACAGCAGGATGTGAGTTCCCCTGTTGCGCTTAGCGAGCGTGTCGGTGAGACTGTCCGGAGTGCGATCGGTGCCGCAGAGAGCACCGTCAACACCGACGGTGTGCGCGGCAAGGTGCGGCGCTTCGCGCTCGGCTGGGCCGGCGAGAAGGCGATCGAGGAGCATTATGCTCCGCAGTTCACGATCCCCGAGGGCAACGGTGTGGTCGAGCGCCGTGCGGCAATGAACAGCAAGCACGCGATGAGTTCGCGCATGTCGCAGCCGGTGACCGAAGCCAAGGACACTGTCGACCGGCTGAAGCGCACCAACCCCAAGGCGCATGAAGCGATCAACCAGCTGATGCAACTCAGTCAGTACGGCCTCAATCCGCTGCGCGGTTGGGACAAGCAGTCCGAAGAGGTGCGCACTGCCAAGAACGCGGCGAACCTCAAGAGCATCCTGCGCGACGCAGCGTCGAAAGTGCGCTCGCTGTCGAGCACCAACAATCTCCAGGTCTACCACGATCTGCGCGCGCTCAACGACATCGCCATCCTGGCGCCGAAGGCGACCGGCCTGCATCTCGACGTCACGGCCGACAAGATCAGCGGCAATCTGATCCCGGCGTTCAAGACGGCGCCGATGGATGAGTTCATGGCCAAGGCGGCGTCCGAGGAGATGGACATCCAGGGCACGCGCAACTTCTGGCGCCAGGCAATCATCGACCGCATCAACGCGCTCAACACCTTCCTCTCGGCTCAGAAGCAGAAGGCCGACAGCATGAAGGGTCGTGAGCGTAGCGAACTGACCGATCACATTGCGCGGCTCGAGACCGGCGCCCAGGATCTCGGCGCGCTGCTCAAACGGCTGGAAGACGTGCCCTACTTTCACCTCGGCCGCGACGGCGAATATTTCGTCGACATGAAGCTGCGCACGCTGACCGATGGCAGCGTCGACCCCAAAGCGCTGGCCGCGGCCGCGGAGCACCTAGCTGAGTTCGGCCGGGTCATCTCGAGCGAGAGCAACCAGGACCACATCTACATCCGGGTCAAGGACGAGGTGGCGCAGCGCAACCTGCTTGAAGCGGCCGAGCGGCTGCAGAAAATGCGCGTGGTGCGCCGTGACGCGAAGGACGCATCGACCGGCAAGGTCGAGCACGCGATCCAGTCGGGCAAGCGCGACGACAGCCGCCTCCGCAGCTCGTTCGGACCGCGCTGGCTCAACAGCTACATCCAGCGTATCGAGGGTGACGACACGCTCAACGCCGCCGACAAGAAGCGTCTGATCGACACTGCGCGCACCGCGGCGCTCGACATCATGCCCGACAACTCGCTGAGCAAGGTAATGACCCAGCGCAACGCGGTGCCGGGCTTCGACCCCAACATGTTCGACAGCTTCTTCGACCGCCAGAAGATCGGCATCGACGCGCACGTCGGCATGGCGGTGGCGCCGAAGATCACTGAGGCGTTCGGCAAGATGCGCCTGGCGGTCGACCGCGCACAGGGCTCGTCGCTCGACAAGACCGACATCAACACTCGCAATGGCATGACTGAAGTGGTCGACGAGCTTAGCCGGCGCGATGCCCAGCGCCCGATGGTCGAACGCACTCCGGTGATCGACGCGGTGCGTCAGGCGACCAACACATGGGCGCTGGGCCTGTCACCGGCGTTCGTGGCCATGCAGGTGGTCCAGATCCCGCAGCTGGTCTACCCGCGGCTCGGCGCCAAGTACGGGTTCGTCAAGGCGGCCAAGGCGATGTCCGGTTCGACCAGCCAGGCCCTCGCGATCATGCGCCAAGTGTTCAAGGACGGCTACGACATCAGTGCTGCACGGTCGTTCGATGCAGTGATCAGTCTTGGCGCACTGCAGCGCGCTGGCGTTGGCAAGTCGACCGCGGAATATCTGATGCACCTCGCCAACACCGGGCAGCTCGACATCGGCGGTCCGAACCGTGAGCTGACGCGCGCAGTCGATGGCAGCGAGGAAAGTCCGTTGAACAAGGTTCAGCGGCTTGCGTCGGCGCCGGGCTACTATGCCGAGACCTTCAGCCGCGTGCTGACCGCACTCGCGCACTACAAGCTCAATTCCGAGCTCAGCCCGTACGACGCAGCGCAGGCGGCGGCGCCGTTCATCGAAGACACGCTGTGGAACTACGCCCAGGACATGCAGGGCCGCATGTTCGGTAAGCGTGGCGTGTTCGGCGCGTACACCCCGCTGGCCACCCAATTCATGACCTATACCTCACAGCTGGTGCAGCGGCTCTATCTCGACATGCACACGGCGATCGCCGGTGACGATCCCAAGCTGCGCTCCGAAGCGCGCAAGTTCCTGCTCGCCCATGTAGCGGCGACGACGGTGTTCGCCGGCTCGCTCGGCCTGCCGTTCGCGACGCTGTTTGCCGCGGCGTTCGACAAGCTCAAGGATCTCGGCGATGACGATGGTCAGCCGAGCAACATCCAGGCGGCGTACCGCAGCTGGCTGACCGACCTGTTCGGCCATGACATCGAGGAAGTGATCGCCAAGGGGGCGCCGCGGGCGATCGGGGTCGACATCTCGCAGCGTGTCGGCGAGCAGGACATTTTCCCGTTCTCCAAGTTCATTTCCGACCGTCGTGCGCTCAAGGACCGGGTCAAGGACCTGGCGGTGCGCAGCTGGGGCGCTCCGGCGAGCTTCGCCTCGCAGGCGCTGCAGGGCGGTGAAGCGATCATGGACGGTAACGTCATCGACGGCATGGCGCAGCTGCTCCCGGTCGGTCTCGGCAGCCTGGTGAAGTCGTACCGCATGACCGAAAAGGGCTATGTCGACGGCAACGGCAAGCAGCTGCCGATCTCGACCCCGTCGACCAACGCCATCCTGACCCAAGCGCTCGGTTTCGCGCCGGCGGATCTGGCTTATTATCGCGAGCGCAAGCGCGACGCCGGCGTGCGCAAGGACCAGTTGACGCGGCAGGCATCGAACCTGCGCAGCCAGCTTGCGGACGCGCTCATCAGCGGCGACCAGGATAACGCACGTGACTTGTTCGGTCAGGTTCAGAAGTTCGACAGCGCCAATCCGGCGTTCGCGGTGATGCCGTCGGTCGAGGGCAGTATCCGGCAGCGAATGCGCGCACAGGCACGCGCCCAGGCTCTTGGTCTGCCGTTGGGCGTCGACATCAAGGATATTGCCGGTCAGCAGGCCATAAGATACTAATCGTATAGGGGGGACTGAAAATGTCGATTTCAAACACGACCGAGAACGCGATCCTCAATTTGATCTTCGCGGCGACCGCGTGGGGCAATTACGCGGACAATGCAGCTAGCACGCCGCAGACGAACATCGCGATTGGGCTTCACACGGCTGACCCAGGCGACACCGGTGATATGTCGACCAGCGAGGTCACCTACACGAGCTATGCACGCGCGAGCGTCGCACGCACGAACGTGGGGTGGACGGTATCTGCTGGTAGTGTTTCACCGGCTGCGAACATCGACTTTGCCCAGGGCACCGGCGGCTCCGGCACGGTCACGCACTGCTCAACCGGCAAGACCGGTGGCGGCGCCGCGGCAATCCTGTTCTCCGGCACTGTAACTCCGAACATCGTCACCGGTAACGGAGTTACACCACGTCTAACGACTGCAACTGCCATCACACTTGATTAATTTGGTGTGACTGCATATCGCAGGCTAATGGACAGGATAGCTGATGTGGTTAAGCTGTACGCGAGCGGTAAATCGTTAAGAGAAATTGGCACGCATTTCGGGCAATCGCATCAATGGGCTGCACGTCGTTTACGCGCAGCAGGTGTTCAGCGACGACAGTGGCAAGGGTCTGGACCTGGTCACAGTCAGTGGAAAGGCGGGAGGCTTGACGCCGGACAAGGCTATTATCGGGTGTGGATATCACCTGATGACCCATTGGCGTCTATGCGCACACATCAAGGATACGTACTTGAGCATCGGCTCGTGATGGCGCGCAGCCTTGGGCGTCCATTACGATCGTCTGAAACAGTGCATCACATTAACGGTGATAGAAGTGATAACCGATTAGAAAATTTACAACTCCGGCAAAGCAAGTATGGAAAGAACGTGGTAATGTGTTGTGGGGAGTGCGGTTCGAGAAACATCATCACTGTACCGTTATAGAGGGGTCGATGCAGGGGGGAGCTGAATTTCGAACATTGCTGGAAGCTGGCGACGTCGATGCACTGCGAGGTGCGTGGGCGATGGCCGCACCACACCTACCGCAGCCTGAGACGCGTGAGGATGCTGAGATCGTCATGCACCATGCGCGCACGACGGCGGAGAGCATCAGCTTCAGGAAACGCGCTTACTCCCACGCATGGCTGACAGAGCGCGCTCTGCCGTCTGGTCTCCCAGATGAGCTGCGTCCGCGCGCGGAGCGCATGTACCCGGTGGTCGTCTCGGCTGTCGGCATCTCAGTCAACACCAAGAACGAGTTCCTGAAGCCGGTGATCGCGGAGGTGCGCGGGGCGATGGAGCACGCCGTGCTGGAGGCCGAGGCTGACGGCAAGCTGGAGGACTCTGAGCATGTCCAGCAGCGCATGTTCGAGGCTCGGGAGCGGACCTACCGCCAGCTGTTGGGAGGTTAGCCATGGCCAACCGTTATTTCGCCGGCAACAGTCTCGCAGCGTTCTACCGATCGTCTACCGCGATTACCGAGGCAACAACGGCTGGTCGCCACGACTCCACGTACGTGGCCAACTCGATTGCCATGACAGGCAACGCCACGGACTATATCGAGACGCCGCAATTTGCCGTCAGCGCAACCGGTACGATCTGGTTCAAATTTTCCGCGTGGAATAGTGGCTCAACCATGTCAGGGGTAGGGCCAACCCTCCTCAACGGATCAACCGGTGTATTTCGCATCATCGGTACAGCTTCGACGACGTACCAGGCTCAGTATTGGAACGGCTCGGCCTGGACGAACACTGGCTCGACGTGGACGATGTCAACTAGCACCTTGAATGAGGTCGTGTGTAAGGTGGTGCTTGGCTCCTCGTTTGAAGCCTATGTCGGCGGAACCTTGCGCGACTCTGGATCAGGATGGAGCGGCGGCGGCACGACCGTGACCTCAATTCGCGCATACAGTATCGTGGCTGGCGGGAACCCAGAAAATTACTCGCAGATCATGGCCGCGGACTATGACATCAAAGACGCGCACTATGCGCAGTCGGCGCTGAACGGCAACAGCGCCACGAACACTGGCGGCACCGGCGCTTACACCGACATCAATGAGACGGTGCTGGACGAGTCGACAGCTGAGCTGGTGTCGACGGTCGGCAACAAGATGGGTCAGACCCATGCGACGTTCACTGTACCATCAGCCTTCAGCATCGCGGCAATGGTCATTGCTGCCCGCGGCCGGGTGAGCGGCGGTGTCGTCGCGGATGGCAAGCTCGGGGTCAAGTCCGGGTCCTCGTCCAACTCTGGCTCAGGCAAGAGCTTCACCAGCGGGTACGAGCCGCGCATCAACATCATTCCGCTGGACCCCGCGACAGGCGTGGCGTTCACCCAATCCGGCTTAAACTCGGCTGAGTCCTATATAGAGGCAGCGTAATCGTGGCCGGCGCGGTCGGCCGCACGATTGGCACATTCGCTACGTCGGCTGGCGCGGCGACGATTACACCGTCCCTTCCTGCCGTCGACACCAACGGCAACGGACTTCTCCTGGCCATTTGCGTCAGCAAGAATAATGGCACCCACGCAACGTCGACTAGCGGCTGGACCAAGGTCAATCAGACCAATAGCGGCGCCAGCTTCACAGCGTCGTTATGGAAGGCAGCGCAAGGTAGCTCGGCGCCGGTGTTCACGTGGACAGGTTCCGTCGCCTGCTCCGCGCAAATCTTCTATTACACCGACCCAGCCAATACGATCTCGACGTCAGGCGTAGCATTACTTGGAACGGTAGGGTCTGGCACGACATCTACGCATACCAGTGCAGGCGCCAATACCACAGCGGATAACGTACTAGCCGTTTATGTTGATGCGTGCGCTGCCAACACCGCGGCAGCCACCCCCGCGGGATGGGCGGAAGATAGCGACGCAGGTTCGGCGACGAGTGCGACCCGGCATGTGTGGGGCGAAAAGTCGATCGCGACAAGCGGCACTGCGTCGGGAGCGATCAGCATCAGTGCCGGCAATGCGGCGTGGGTGCAGTTTCAGGTTCAGATCGCCAGTGCGACACCCAGTGCCGGATTACAGGTCAGCAAACTCGAGACAGGTGCATGGCTTGAGCCCGGCGCTGGCTTTTCTGTCTCCAAGCTCGATGTCGGTGCTTGGCTAGATCCAGGCGCGGGTCTTGGCGTTTCCAAACTGGAAGTCGGTGCGTGGATCGAGCTGGGCAGCATTGGCGACCTTCGCGGAACAGGTGGGATCGCTGCTGTTGGTGATGTCGTACCCACGGGCTCGACCGGAAGCGCGTCTGGGACAGGTAGTCTGGCCGGGGTCGGAGTAGGCATTTATAGCGGTGTCGGTGCGCTTGCAGGCACCGGCTCATTAGCGGCAGTCGGTGGCGGGATCGCTGCTAGCGTTGGCGCCTATGCTGGTGTTGGAGCGTGCAGCGCCACTGGCGTGTCCACGAGCAGCGGTGTTTGTGCGGCTACCGGTGCAGGTACACTAGCCGGGATTAGTATCTCCACCTCCAGCGCAGTCGGTAGTGCGAGCGGGACTGGTCAGCTCACTGGTATAGGTGCTGGCACCTTCTCGGGCGTGGGCGCTACAAGCGCTAGCGGAGACCTTAGCGCTACAGGAACAGCGGTTACGAGCGGTGCAGGCGCTGCTGCAGGCACTGGTCAGCTGCTTGGTGATGGGTCACTCATCCGCGCTGGAGCAGGCACGCTGACCGGCGTCGGCACACTGCAGGGCGAGAATGGCTCGTTCTCGCGCATCATTGTCAACTTCCGCTTTGCTGCTTTCGCGTCGATCACGAACGCAAGCGCTGGTTCAAGTGCAGGCGTAGGCTCAGCAGCAGCTGTCGGCGGCTCAATCGCCGCAGCTCGTGGCACGATGGCAGGTCAGGGCTCCATTGCTGCTGGCGGCACGTGGATCGTTGCAGCCACGGGTAAAGCCAAGAAACGGCGGATTAGCGCTGATGGTGCGTCGAACGACAATGGCGGTATCATTGCCGTCGGTCGTGCGATTAATTCAACAGCGGGCTCAGCCAGCGGGTTAGGTGGCCTGACCAGCTTTACCGATGGCTCGCTTCTAAGTGCCGGCCACGCTAACGGTACAGGTGGTCTGACCGCTGTCGGACGTGCATTCCTGCAGACTTCGGCCACTTTCTTCGGCGTCGGCGCGATCAATGCCCGCGGTGCACCCATTGTCTCAGCCGCAGGCACAATGGCAGGGGTAGGGCAGCTTACGGCCGGCTCGGCTCTCCGCCTGGCGTCTGCGGGCGCTCTCGACGGACATGGGCTGCTGCAAGCCTTCACCGATGGCACGGTTCTTGGCGTGTTCACCGTTCCGCAGGGCCACGGCGAACTGGATGCTGTCGGTAGCTCGATCGCCGCAGCAACTGGAAGCTGCGCGGCCAGCGGCGACGTACTCGGTGTCAGCGAGAAAATCATCGAGATTACCGGTACGCTGAGCGGCGTCGGAAGTGTCGACGCGCGAACTGACGGCTTGGCACATGCGTCGGGAGACATCCCGTGGGGCGTCACGGTTAGCTTCTTCAGCGAAGTGTCGAGCAATGCGGCGCTTACAGCTCAAGCCGTCGGCGACCTTCTGGCTGTGGGTCAAGTATATGCGACCGGCGCCGCGTTGGCGCGCGGCTTCGGCGTAGCCATTGGAGCATGCACCTCAATTGCCGAGGCAGAAGGTTTTTGCCATGGTCGCGGCGCGGCTAATTGGCAGGCACTACAATTTGTCCACACTGCGCCACCCGAGCGCGTGGATGATGTCGGTGAGACGCGGCGTTACGTAGCGGTGAAGCCGATGAGCCGAAAGGTCTCGGTGAAGCCCATGGACCGACAGGCATCTGTGGCAATCGTGCCCGAACGCTATACGTCGGTACCTAGCTTGGATGCTGCAGCTTAGCATGTTACACATTTAGTGGGGGGATGAAATGCTGACATGGCCGTCTAAGGATACGGACGAGATCCTTGATTATCAGCTAGATTGGAACGACCCAGTCAATCCTCGGCTTGAGGCTACAGAAGAACTGGTCAGTTCTGATTGGTCTGTCGTGCAGGGCGATGTTGTTATCGACTCCAGTAGCTTCGCTGTAAGCGGACTTTCCACTGTGTGGTTGTCCGGCGGCACGACCGATACCAAGTGCATTTTGCTCAATCGAGTTACGACCAGCTTGGGGCGTACGTACGACCAGTCGGTCGTATTGCGGATCAGGACTCACTAGTGCCGCAGTCGCCCGACCCCAACCTGCCAGACTCGGTCATCCTGGGCGCGTTCAGCGGGCTCAAGAACACCGTCGCGCCTGAACGGCTCAAGACCGACGAACTGGAGAGGGCGCTCAATGTCGATGTCGATGACGCGGGTCAGCTTCGCCGCCGTCGAGGATACGTCCTGTCGCTTGCCGGTGACTGGCACAGCGTCAAGGGACCGCTCGCAGGCAAGGTTTACGGCGTCAAAGACGGTACTCTTGGTATCATCCGCCCTGGCCCCGTTTTCTACACGCTCGGTGTCGATGTCGGCGCCGCCCCAGTCTGCTACACCGAGGTCAACGACGAGGTCTATTTCTCGTCGCGCGATGCGTCGGGCGTAATCTCGCTGGCCGAGACGGTCGGACCGTGGGGGGCTACAGCCGGCCAGGGCACATGGCTGTCACCGGTCTACACGCCGACCGAGACACTCGGCGAAGTAGGCGGGACGCTGCTCGGAGATCCACCCAAGGCTACTCAGATTGAGGCGTACAAGGGCCGCATCTACCTCGCTCAGGGCAAGACGCTGTGGGCGACCGAGCTGTGGCGCTACCACTTTGTCGACCGCACCGGCGGCTTCATGCAGTTCGAGCACGACATCACGCTGGTGATGGCGGTCGGTGACGGGCTGTACGTCGGGACGACAGGGGGGCTTTACTTCCTGCAAGGCGTGCTCAGCTCCTTCAAGCTCCAGCAGCTGACAACGGGCGCGGTGCTGCCCGGTTCCGGGGTCGCGATGCCGGCCGAGCTGGTCCACCCGCAGGCACGCAACAGCCCGGTTCCGACCGACACTGCGATCGTTTGCCTGAGCGACGACGGCGTGCTCGCCGGCTTCGACGGGGGCACGGTCTTCAATCTCACACGAGACCGACTGCTATTGCCGACTGGCACATCAGCAGCGGGATTGTTTCGACAGGATTTAGGCGTTACAAGTTACGTTGCTGCGATGGATAGCGCGGGGGGTCCGTCAGCTAATACTCGCATTGGGGACTACGTCTCGGCGGAGGTTATTCGCGCCGTGGACCGATAGGGGGGTTGAGCATGGACTATATTCCGACCGCTGGCGGCGTCCTCATGCCGCAGCAGGGACTGGTGGTTGGCGGCGTCTTCCAGGGGCAGATCGTCCGCGACGGCAAGGTCATCGACGAGTTCGAGGACCACAACCTGGTCGTCAACGAGGGCCTCAATCACCTGCTCGACGTGCTGCTGCACGGCTCGACCCAGGTCACCACCTGGTATCTCGGTGTGTTCGAGGGCAACTACACGCCGGTGGCGACGGTCACCGCGGCGACGATCACGTCGGCCTCGACCGAGTGCACGGCCTACGACGAGACCACGCGGCAGGCGTACAATGAGGCGGCGGCGTCCAGCCAGTCGACGACCAACTCAGCCAACAAGGCGACCTTCACCTTCAACGCGACCAAGACGATCTACGGCGCCTTCCTGGCGTCGGCGAGCGCCAAGAGCGCAACGACCGGAACTTTGTTTTCGGCCGCGGCCTTCTCGAGTTCCAAGTCGGTTATCTCGGGTGACCAGCTGCTGCTGACCTACACCTTCACCGCATCGAGCGTCTAATGCTCGTCGATCGCATCTGCGACACGTCGACGTCCACCGGCACCGGCAACTTCACTCTTGCCGGTGCGCTGACCGGTTTCGACACCATCACCAACTGGGTCGGCACCGGCGACACATTCGAGTATCTGATCGAGGCGGTCGACACGAACGGCGTCCCGACCGGGGACTGGGAGCTGGGTGTCGGCACTTACAGCGCGGCAAACACGCTGACCCGCACGACTGTTCTGCGTTCGTCGACCGGTAGCGCGGTGAATTTTACCTCCGGCAACAAGCGCGTGCACCTCATCATCTCGGCGCGCACCTTGTCGTGGCAGGGTGCATGGGTGACCAAGGGCGCTGACCAGACCGCAGCCAACTACACATCGGCGACGGTGCTGACCTGGGACTCGAAGTCTCACGACACCAACAACTTCTGGAGCTCCGGCGCCAACACGCTGTTGACCATCCCGAGCACACTGGCTGGCTTCGTCTACGCGCGCGCTCGCTGCCAGGTAGCGATCAATAACATCACGTCGGGGGACGTGGTGACGCTCGACATCCAGCAGAACAACCTGTCATCGTACACTGGCTACGGCATTTCCAAGACATCGAACGCAACAACGAACCCGGTTGTCTCGGTCGAGACGGCGCCGGTGCTCTGCGTCGGCGGCGATACGTTCCGTGCGCGACTGCAGGTCAGCTCGGACACGAGCATCGACATCACTGCTGCTCAGTCGTACTTCACGGTGGAAATTCTCGGCGCGCACTACGCCTAAGCAAGGGGGGATTAGGTGGCTGGTCTAGGCGCATCAATCCCACTGATGGGCGTCACGGAAGGAGCCGCGACGCCTGTCGTTCCGCAGACCGCGGAGCTTACCGAGCAGATCGGTGTGACCTACGGCTTGATTGACGTCCGTGCACGACCGGTCACCGTGACCGATGAGATCGACGTCAGCGAAGCGCTGGACGTATTCTACGGCATGGTGGTGGTCGAGCGGGTCAGGCTCGCGCTCGCGCAGACAGCCAATTTCACATACCAGCTGACCGCGACTGACGTCGCACGTATTGCCGACAGGCTTTATCCGGCCGTACCGGCAGCGCTGGCCGACGGCATCGGCTTGGAGCTCGCCCAGCAGGCGCAGCAGGCGATTACGGTGCTGGAGAGCTTGGGCCTTCAGCCAGCGCTGGCGCCGATGATGCTCTATGGGCGGTCGATCGAGGACACGATCCGCGTCGCCAGCGTGCTCGGCCGGTTCTTCGGTGGAGACATCTCCGAAGGTATCGGCATCGCACCGGTACTGAGCGGCTATGCGTCCAAGGGCGGGATCCTCGCCGAGACGATCGGCCTGGCCGAGAATGTGACGCCGCAGATGGTCTTGCGTGTGACCGCGGCCGACACGGTCGATATCAACGCTGCTGACGCGCTGCAGCTGGTGTTCAACGGCGCGATCAGCGACGGCATCGAGATCGCAGCCGGCTATGTTGCGCCGAATGGCAGCTTCACCACCTGGGCGATCAACACCCGGACCGGCGCCACGACCGAGTACAGCAACTACGCGTTCAACAGCTTCGCTAAACTCGGCGACGTCTATCTCGGCGCGAGCGCCGACGGCCTCTACACGCTTACCGGCGATGACGACGACGGCGCGGACATCGTTGCCCAGATCAAGAGTGGCTTCGCACAATGGGCCGGTACCAAGCTCACGGGGTTCAAGGGCGCGTACCTCGCCGTCCGCGGCGGCGGTGACTATGTGCTCAAGCTCGAGACCGGCGATGGTAACACCTACACTTACGCAGTGTCGGCCAAGGACATGGCGACGACTAAGATCACGCTCGGCAAGGGGTTGCGCGCGCGCTACTTTGCGTTCGAGCTGATCAGCACAGGTCAGGACTTCGACCTCGACACGCTGGAGTTCGTGCCGCTGGTAAGCGAGCGCCGTGTCTAACGGCCGGCGTTTCTGGCTGCCCACCCAGAAGGGCACCGAGCTTTTCCCGAACGTCACCCAGCAGCCAGCCAAGCTGGTCATCGAGGGAGTGTCGACAGGGACACCGCTCTTCCGCGTGGTTGCGGCGCATTTCGCTGGGCAGCTCAAACAGTTCCATAGCAAGGCGCAGCAGGCGTACGCGCTGTCGACGACGAACCAGATGCGCCGGCACATCGAGATGACCGGGGCACGGGCGACATATCTTAACCAGTACGGCCAGGAGACGCTCACGCTGCAGGTCGACCGCAATGTGCTGGAGGAGTTGAAGCAGCATGCCGGTGAGCCGTGGGACTGGGCAATCATCAACTTCAAGGTGCTCGATCCGCCGTCGGATGCGATCTTCGCCGCGTACCAGATCGCGCCTCTGCTACAGACGCTTACTCCCGACCTGACCGAAGCCCGCGGCGTTTCTTACTATCCGGGAGGCGATAACGGCATTGGCGACAAGCCGATGAGCTTCCCCAACCCGACCCACTTCACCGCGCTCGCGCCGCTTAGCGTCGACGCTGGTTACACGGCAGGATCGCTCTGTGTGGATCTCAAGACCGCGCATCCCGAAGGTGAGGTGCTGATCGACGTCTACGGCAAGATCACCGGCGCACGGATGTGCTTCAATCAGGTCAAGCGGTTACCGCTGACTTACGTTCTGTCCTACCCCACGTCGCCGCCGCCTGCGTCAGACGCATTTGTGACCGCCGGCTGGCATCTTCGAGGTAACCTGCAATTTCGCTTACCAGACTGTAGTGATGTCATGGTGTTCTTTTATCTGGGGACAGAAAATGCAGTCTGGGCGGCTAGAACTGATTTCGCAGCGCTAACCACAACCAAGCGCATTGACATTACTGAGGACACGTTCACTGACATCACATTTACCGCTACACCTACTGCCAGCGACATTACAGTAACTGTCACAGCAAGTAACGATCTTGTGACGATTGACGGTGATTGGGACCCGGATGCTCATAATGTAGATCCGCTAGAGTCAGCTAATGGGCACACCGCTGCTGGGTGGTGGAATTATACGGTGAGCGGAGCAGATGGTGTGGACGGTTGGGTGACTGGCTGCTTTAGTGCGACCGAGACTATTTCGTATTCTAATCCAGGTCAGAGTGGATCTCCAGCCGCGATTGATGCGCTAGGTGACTTGTGGACATCACTCGACGGGCAGCTTAGTTACAATATTTATTTCACGCCTTATCTCGAGCATACTGCAGCGCCAACTGATAGCGACGCAGAGACCATTACCTGCGACATGATCGTCGCAGGTCTTGTCGGCAAGGGTGACCCCGACTGGGTTTACTCGACGCACACCAGCGACTTCGCCTTCAACGCATGGGAGCTGCGCGCGGTATACCCCGACCCAGTGCCGACGGCTGTGATCAACGACACGGCGACGATCAGCACGACGACCGACCCGGATAGCAACCTGATCAATCATTACGGGCTGCCGTATCTCGGGCGGCTGAACATCAACCGTAAGTTCGGCTCGATCGGATTTACGCCGCCGACGACTTAATGTAGCATCGACCTCGGGGGGATTATCAATGAGCGGTTGGACAGCTTATCCACCGGTGACGGTGCCGCCGGCCGATCCCAATTATCTGGGCGATCCGATCGGCATCTCGGCTTACGCGCACGAGCAGACCGACGCGGCTAACGCGTACCTGTTGACGCTGGGCACGCTGAGCGCGTCGCTGACGCCGCCGGTGATCGACCCCGAGTTCCCGACCGGCCCGAGTGCACCGCCCCAGATCACGTCCACGCCGCCCACCTTCCAGACGATCGTCTGGACGTCACCCGATGCGCCGCCGGCGTTCACCGAGGTGCTCGACGTCACCGACGTCATGCCTGAGCCGTTCGACGATGACCCGCCGACGCTCAACTTCGGCAGCGCACCTGCGGCCTTTTCCGAGGCTGCACCGGACAGCCCCGGCGTCAACCTGGTGTTCGAGGATCCTGATCTTGTCGTCGACCTGCCGGCGCCGCCGAGCCTGCTGTCGCTCAACATCGCGACCTTCGGTGGGATTACCCTGCCCGACGCGCCCGACGACGATGTGCTGACTCTGACCGCGGTCGAGCCCTCGATCCGCGAATATGTGCCGGGTGCGCAGTACACCTCGTCGCTGCTGACCGCGGTCAAGACCGCACTCGAGGACACCATCGTCAACGGTGGCACCGGGCTCAACGCCGACGTCGAGAACGCCATTTGGGACCGTGGTCGCGAACGCGAGGCACGCTCCCGCGCCGATGCGCTCAAAGACCTCGACAAGATGGAGGAGATGGGCTTCGCCCTGCCCCCTGGTGCGTACCTCGATGCACGGCTCAAGCTGACCACCGAGAGTGATTACGCCAACCGTGGTCTTTCCCGCGAGATCATGATCAAGCAGGCCGAGCTGGCCTACCAGGCGACCAAGGACCGCATCGACGCCGCGGTGGCGCTCGAGGGCAAGTGCATGGACTATTCGAACGCCGTGGAGCAGCGGCTGTTCGAGAGCACCAAGTACGCGACCGAGGCCGGTATCGCGATCTACAACGCCAAGGTTCAGGCGTACGCCGCGTTCCTCGATGCCTACAAGGTCAAGGTGCAGATCTATACCGCCCAGGTGCAGGCCCAGATCGCGCTGGTTGATGCCTACAAGGCGCAGGTCGAGGCAGAGTCGGCCAAGGCCCAGATCAACACCGCACTGGTCGCCCAGTACCAGGCGCAGATCCAGGCCGCGCTCAGCGCTGTCGACATCTACAAGGCGCGCATCGAGGGCATCCGCATCAAGGCCGAGATCGAGAAGACCAAGATCGACGTCTACGGTGCGCAGATCCAGGCGTACGTCGCCAAGGTCAACGCTTACACCGCCGGCGTCGAAGGCTACCGCGCGACGCTCGAGGCCGAGGGCACCAAGCAGAAGATCTACCAGAGCCAGGTCGAGGCGTTCACTGCCCGGGTCGGTGCCGCTGCCAAGGAAGCCGATGTGCGCATCGCCGCGTACCGCGGCCGGCTCGACGCCAACATCTCGCTGTGGGAAGGCTACAAGGCGCAGCTGTCTGGCGAGGCATCGAAGGCGCAGGCGATCAGCGCCTACAACTCGAGCCTGGCCGACGAGTACAAGGCTGAGGTCGCGGCAGTCACCTCGTTCAACGAGACGCTGACCAAACAGTGGCAGGTGGCGATCGACCAGGCCCAGCGCGTGTCCGACATCGGCGTCAACGCCGCCAAGGCCAACGCCGAGCTCTACATGACGACGCGCAGCCTGGCGCTCGATGCGGCCAAGGTCGGGGCCCAAGTCTCGGCCCAGCTCGGTGCCGCGGCGCTCAATGCGATCAACTGGTCGACCAGCATTTCCACCAGCAATGCAGTCGGCTATAGTGAGAGCTACAACTCGAGCCAGTCGCTCAGCTATGCTGAGAGCCTGAGCCACAATTACAATTACTCGGCGAGTGTCTAAGGGGGCCTGGGGATGGACTGGAATTATTTCCTCAACCGCAAATACG